GTCCCGACAAACCCTGTACGATTAATTCAAATGTCATCGCTGTTAGATGAATTAAGTATGTATTGTCTCACGAATTGTACATCAATTTCAAGGTTAAATATTCTTTTATTTAGCTGATCTGGAGAATATTTGTCTCTTATTAATCCTCAATACCATCATCAAAATTCCTACGAATCAAATACTGTTTCCACTCTTCACTCACTTCATAATCTTTCTTTGTGTGGTTGTCGAAGAAATACATAGCCCAACCACTACTGCTAATGATACCACCTTCACGGATAGGTTTATCCCAAGATTCCTCCACATTCAACACTTCACCTTCTACGTATGTTGAGGCTAGGTATCGGGATTTACTCAACACAACAGAGGAGTATCTCTTTCCTGAGTGTAAGTGTGTGACGTACCAAGCTTTAAGGTTATTCATTTCAACACCCTTTCAAGCTCTATTTCTTCAACATACATTTGTGGATAGAACTCTTTAAAAGTTTTCTCAACATCTGTTTTGTTTTTACCTTCAATCTCCACTGTGAAGCTCCATCGCGCATCTGTAAAGAACACTGTATAAATATTCACATCAATCTCCTTCCATTACTAGATAATTCTCTGTAGTGAAGATTAGTTCTTGGTATTCATTAATCAGATCGCTAAGTGCAGAGTGAACCGCCGTAGGGTAGTCTTCCAGTTCTACCGATAACTGTACACAAAGCTCCATTGTTGAGACAAGGGTCTTGTAAGCTTGCAGGTCTTCACTGTGTATACGTTTCATTACACTCTCCTTTCAGGTGTTCTGTGGTAATGCAAAGTTTATTGAAGATATCATACTTGTATCGGTTTTCTACAACCATCTTGCTCTCCAGCCGCCCCTTTCGACACTCAGCCTTGTAAAACTCCCTTTGCTGTTCAAGGTATGAAACTAGTCTTTGGTACTCTAGTTCGTAGTCCATTGCCTTTCTCCTCATCAATTTATTCAACAGCCCTCATAGTACCCAACAAATCCACAGGAGTCAAGAGGAAATACAGAGAAATTATTTTGCATAGGAGTGTTGACAGGTGTGGGGATGGGGTGTAATCTTGGTCTACGTTAATCAATAGGCGGGAGAGACAACATGGGTATGTACACAGAAATCTACGTAAAAATTAGCTTCAAACCAGAAACTCCACAAAGCGTAATTGACACAATTGCTGCAATGATGGGTGATAAAGAAGATCCTGATAAGTTACCAGATCACGAGTTATTCACAAAAGGTCGTTGGTGCTTCATGCTCCGTTGCAGCTCATATTATCATATGCCGAGCTGCGTTGGTAAATTTTGGTACGATGATATTGCAAAGCAATGGTTTCTGTTGAGCCGGAGTGATCTTAAAAATTACGAGGGAGAAATTGAATCTTTCTTTGACTGGATTGCTCCATATGCTGAACAGAATTCAGATAAACAGTTCATCGGCTATGAGCTTTATGAAGAGTCCGATGAGCCTACAATGTACTACTTGACAGAAAACGGTGTTGAAATCAAAATGCCTTGACTGCACAGAATTTTACGAGTATTATTGATCGTAGTGAAATTAATTGATGAGGAGAGATTTGATGTACGATATTATTAATGGTGGTGTTGAAGATAGTTATGAGCGATCCTTTACGATTGGCGATCTTTTGAGGGAGCTTGAAAACTCAAACGCAAATAGTGTTAGGTTCATTGGTACAGATTATACTGTAGGTGCTCTGCACTCATGGCGGGGTAGCTATAGTATTCCTGCCCTTGAATATGAGACAGGATATAAGAGTCCTCAGGAGGTAGCAGTAGAGATTCGTGCAGAACTTAATCAAACCCATTGCGGTTGGAAAGGTGGAACTTACATCTATTTTGAAAACGATATTTTTTATGTGGCTCAACGAGGAAGTTCATCAGAATACCAAGTGGTTGACGTTAAGACCGAGCAGGGTATTCTGTATCTTTGCACCAAAATTGTTCCGTATTAAGGAGAGATGTGATGGATTTGCACAGCCAAATTATGAATATTCCAACAATTGTTGGCACCTACAATGATGAATTCTGCTATAAACTCGGCCACAGGGATGCACGTCATGCAGCTGCTGAGTTAGCTTTGAAGGCTGATGCTCGTATTGAGGAGCTTAAAGTTTATGAAAAGTTTGCTACATACCTACTGAATCAATTTAAGCTTCTAGGTGGAACTTATTACGAAGACAATTTAGCGTATTTTCGGGGGATTAAATAATGAGTTATCTAGACATGAGCGAAGAAGAAATCCACAACCTTGTTGAGCGTGGTGGTCTGGATGACGATATGTTCTTTAGTCTGCATGAAGAAGCTATTGAAAAGCTAAGCAAAACAGAAGCTACTTACAATGCTGTCATTAACTACATGCTTGGTAAAGGCTTCATGGGAAGCATCTGCACGACATGCTCAAGCAACTGGAGGAACTATGTGATGAACCTAATTGAACTGATCGAAAAGCGACGTATTGCACTCACACCTGAATATGAAGGTGGTTGGCATGCAGATATTTATGGTGATGAAGACACTTATTGCCAGTCGGGTTATGGTGACAGTGTTGAAGAGGCTATTCGGGATGCTTTGAGCAATGAAAATGATTGACATCTCACAAATTAACCTAAACATCTATTCCAAGGATGAGTTGCTAAATTTCTCTAATTCTGGTATTCTGTTTTGTGGGAATATGGATTTGACTGAGTTTGTTAGCAAGATTATGGAGGGGATGTATAGTCAAGAGGAGTTGGATAGGGCTGTTGAGGATGCTGAGGAAGAAGTACGTGGAGAGCGTTCTGACTGGTGTTCAGAGTGTGAAGCTGAATTGAACTAGGAGAGGATCTGTAATGAAAAATAAAACTACTGGCGCAGGCTATGAGATGTCCCCACAAGAGTGGTCTGTTTACCGTACTAATGTGTATGAGTGCCTATTTTACAATAACAAGAAGTGGACGTTTGAAGGTCAGTCAATATTCTTCAATGGTTCACTAGTGCACTATTCTGATTTTATGAAAGCTAAGCGAGGGAGTCTATAATGAAAATTGGAACAAAAGTAAGGGTGGTAACTTGTATATATGGACATGATTTTCAGGATGGTCAAATTGTTAAACGCTTCCCTTTAGAATACGACAATGACCATAAAGATTTGGTTGGATTTATTGGTGAAAATGGTCAGACTTGGTATATGGCTCCCGATGAGTATGAGGAGTATGAGCAATAGCTATTCTTGAAAGCATTTGAATTAAGATGAGATTAGAGATTATGGGAGAGATGATTTGAGTAACTACGAAGATGAAAAATCAAAAGCTTATCACAAAGGAGGTTTTAAAAATAACCAAATGGCCGAGAATTCCAGTATTAAAAAAGAGACATTAAAGGAAGTTCTTTCTTTCAAATGTCTCGCTGTACCTGAACGAGGACTTACTAAAGCTGATGCTGAGTTCTATGAAATTCGCTCTGCTGTAAGCCAAAAAGACGGTAAAACAATTGAGGCCACTTATTTTCCGTACTTTAGTAAGTCTGGTGAGTTAACTGGCTTTAAGAAGCGTGATTGGACTGTACCTAAAGATCACGACTTCCACTTTACAACAGTTGGAACAGTTAAGATTAATGCTCAAATGTTTGGTCAACCACAAACACCTAGCAAAGGTCGTAAGCTCATCATCGTTGAGGGTGAGGAAGAGGTAGCCGCAACACGGCGAGCCATTCTTGACAGCCTAAAAGGGACTAAATACGAAGGTAAGATTGAACCTTCTGTAGTGTCCGTGTCTCTTGGGACGGCTAACGCTGCTGAAAGTGTTGCCCACAACTTAGAGTACGTGCAGTCTTTCACAGACTTGGTACTGGCGTTTGACAGTGATGAAGCTACTGCTAAAGAGTTGAAGAAAGGTATCCGTAAAGGCAAAGAGGCAAAGGAAGAAGTAGCTGGACTTTTGCTTACAGATAATATTTACACTATTACACATCCTCAAGGTATGAAGGACTCCCGTGACTGCGTGGTTAATGGTCACTCTGTAGAACTTGGCAAAATTCTGGCGTTTGGTCTTCAAAAGTACAGTCCGGAAAAGATTATTGCAGGCGATGATGTTGATCTTGATGATTTGCTTGAGCCTTTACGAGAAGGTCATTATGTACAACGCTACCCAAAATTGATGGAGAAGATTCACGGCTTACGTACAGGCAATGAGTTGATTACTTACACAGCATTTAGTGGAGTAGGCAAATCGACACTTAATCGTGAAATTGCATGGGAACTTACAGCAGCAGGATATAAGGTGGGGTTCATCTTCCTAGAAGAGCCAACTAAGAAAACACAACAGTCTTTGATTGCTTTGGAACTTGGTGTACGTCTACCCGACTTTCGTAAAAACCCTTTGTCCGTAGCGACACGCGAAGTAATTGAAGCTGCAAAGAATAAAGTAATCTCTAATGGAAAGACTTTCTTTCTTGATCACTTTGGTTCTATGAAAGTTGATAAATTGATGCAACAGATCAAATACCTCCACTTCATTTGTGGCTGCGAACATATCTTTATTGACCATATCTCTATGTTGGTTGCTGGTATGGAAAGCAGTAATGAACGAAAAGATATTGATATGTTGTATGAAGAACTTGCAGCATTCATGACAAACAACAATGTAACTATTCATGCTGTGTGTCACTTGAAGCGGGTAGAGGATAACGCCCCACGTCTGAAGGAGGGTGAAGAGCCTAAGGCTTACTGGAGAACTGTTCGCAAGGAGATGCTCCGTGGTAGTGCTGGTATTGAACAAATGAGCACATGTATTGTTGCGCTTGAGAACGAGGTAATGCCTTCAGAAACACGTGGACGTGTCCGAACTAAAGTACTGAAAGATCGTGAGTGGGGCGAGCTTGGTGTGTGTGACACAATGATGCAACTGCAAGATGGGCGACTTCATGTTGTTCCAGATTATGATGGTTGGATCTATGATCCAGACGGAACTAACCAACAAGAGAATTATCAGGAATTTTAATGACAAAAACTACTAAACACATTCGATTAGAAGATGACGTAAAGATTGACGGAGTTTGGAGGACTTCATTTACTAGGACAATTTCCAATAATAATTACGAACTCATCCATACCTTATCCGGTCAAAGATGGTTCAGTATGTTGAAAAGGTGTCAAGAAGGTGGTGGAGAACAAAAGAAATACCCTAGATATGTTGGAAGCACCAATCAATTCGAGTGTTTTGGGGATTTCGTAGAATGGAGCCAACAAGAGGTTGGTTATAAACTAAGAGAAAATGTAGGCAAACAATCTTGGGCTTATTGTCTGGAAAAAGATATTCTTGGTAATGGTTCTAAGATATATTCACCAGAGACTTGTTTGTATGTACCTAATGCTGTGAATATATTTTTGACTGCCCGTAATGCTTCCCGAGGAGATTACCCAATTGGAGCTGCTTGGAAAGAGAAAAACAAAAAGTTCCAAGCTCAGGTTAGGGATAGGAATACTAGCCGTTACCTTGGGCTGCATTCTGATCCAATGGATGCACACAGAGCTTGGCAATTAGGAAAGATTGATATTGGTCGCAATTTTGCCTTGGAGTTTAAGGGTTGGCATGATAGACTATTTGTTGGGTTGAATGTTTGGCTCAACAAAATTCAAGATGATTACGATAATCATAGAGAAACTATTCTTTAGGAGTTAATAGATGGTTGACATTACGTGGGACATTGAAGGTACAGGTCTTTTAAACAGTGAGACAATCGACTATAAATCCAGTCCTTACAAACTAAAGGATAACTTTAAGTTCCACTCTATTGTCGTTGAAGACCACGAGACAGGGGAGCTTACTGCCTTTTATGATGGCCCGGAATATGTCTTTGATGGTCAGGAGTATTCTGAGGTTGTAGGTGATCAGACATATGTTCTGAAAGACTACGAACCAATCAGTTACACCCGTAGAGTATTGTCAGATTTCCCAGAGTTTGTTAAAACTACGAGCTTGAATAAAATTGTATGTCATAATCAGATCAACTTCGATCTATTGGCATGTAAGTTGTATTACGGAATGGACTATGAAGTTGAACCTGATTTGTGGTGTGGTAACAAAGTAATTTTTGAGGATACTCTTGTAATCAGCAAGGCACTTAACCCAGATCGTTTGGGCGGACATAGCTTGGATGCATTGTCTGAGAAGACAGGTATTCGCAAGATTGCGTTCCGTAAACATCTAGGAACAGATGTACGATTTAAACACTTTGCTGCTGACATGCTCTACTACAACATTTACGATGTAAAAGCCAACACTCAAGTTTATAAAATGTTGGAAGTTGAAAAAGGTGATTGGGATTGGTCAGACGCCATTAGTCTTGAAAAGTCTGTAGCGGAGATTATCACTCGACAAGAGCACCGTGGCTTTGACTTCAAGACAGAACGTGCTATTGAACTTGTTCGTGATTTGGATATCAAGCTTGAAGCTTTGCGTAGTGAAGTAGAACCTGTCTTACCTCCTAAACCGTTGGCAAAGACACGAATGGATTTCTACACACCTAGTGAAAAGCAGTTCAAGAAGTCTGGTGAACTGAATGAAAATATTAAGAAGTTTGTAGCTAAACACGAAGGAACAATTAATGAAGACAATGTTGCAACAATCTTTGGTAAAGAATATCCTCTGCCAATGCCTGCTGTACCATTGGTTACTGAAGTTCCTTCGACTTTGAAAGATACGACACACATTAAGGAGTGGCTGGTTTCTAAGTTTGGCTGGAATCCTTCAGCGTGGAAGGAGCGGGATTTAACTTGTGACGCTAAGAAGAATCGTCTTAGCCAAGAGAAGTTTGAAGCAGCAGTAGAGCGATATGTTGAACAGACATTGGCAAGCCCTTTTTGTAAATATCGTCTTGAGCATTTGAACCTTAATAAATCAAATATTAAGGCTAAGTTGTTGGCAAAAGGGTGTGCAAAAAGCTTTAAAGTGCTGACTAACCCTACGCTGACGGTAGGGCAGGAGAAAGAGATTTGCCCCGGACTTATTGCACTAGAAAGTAGTTTTCCTCACGCAAGAAAGCTTGCTGACTTCCTTACTTATAGCCATCGGCGTAACAGCATTCTTGGTGGTGGGTATGATCCTGAAGAAGATGACGATGAACACGAAAGTGGGTTTATGCCTAACGTTCGGGAAGATGGTCGTATTCCAACACCAGCAGACACTTGTGGAGCTGGGACGAGCCGCTTCAAACATCGTTTGGTAGCAAACATTCCCCGTAATTCCTCGCTTTATGGGGAAGAAATGCGTAGTTTGTTTGGAGTTGGTAAAGGATATGTGCAGCTAGGCTATGATTTCGACAGCTTGGAAGCTAAGATTGAAAGCCATTATGTATACCGCTATAAAGGAGGTCCAGAATATGGTATTAGCTTAACAGCAGAGAAGCCTAATGATTGTCACTCTGTACTTGCTCGCCGTATTACAGAAATCCTTGGGAGAGAGTTTCCGCGTAACAGTGCAAAATCTGTGAAGTACGGTTGTAGCTACAATGCACAAGTAGCACGGGTAGCTAAAATTGTTGGATGTGATATTCCAACAGCACAAATCATCTTTGATGAGTTTTGGACCTTGGCGAATCCTCTGAAAGAACTGAAAGACCGTATGCAGCAGTATTGGGAGACAACAGGTCAGAAGAAGTTCTTGATTGGTATTGACAAGCGAAAGCTTCCAATTCGGTCAAAGGGTAATGTGATCAATACAGCATTCCAAAGCGCTGGTGTAATCTGTGCAAAGCGTGCGATGGTTATTCATGATCGTAAGCTTAAGTCTGAAGGCATGTCTGTAGACTTCTTTAAAGATGATTGGAAAAGTAAAAAGTACTGTCAACAAATGATTGCCTACCATAAATAATTGTGGCCTTGCATTGTGAAGTGCATTGAATAACCTGTTGAATTCGGGGAAAGCTAAAGCGTAAGCCATGCCAATCCCGAGCGAAGCCTAGAAATAGGAACGTGTAACGACTATCCCGTAAGGGAGTAGGATGCAAGCGCATTCGAAGCGGCAGGGGGCTCACAGAGTCCGTGATATAGTCTGATTCTCCGTGAAAGCGGAGTGAGTTTAGCGAACTCAATAACTGAATGGATGAGGCGCAATTAGAGTTGAGCAGAGAGCTTGTCAAATTCAAAATGTTTGACACAGAAAAAGAAGCTAAGCAGTTTTCTGAGGAAGGCAAAGTATGGAGTGATGTCGGACACGCTAAGGATGGTCGATTCTTTCGTTCATGGTGTCGTGCAGGGGAGCTTGCAGCAGAGGCTGTAAAAGAAGCTGGACAGTACTACAAACTTAACGTAGAATTGACGGCAGGGTATGTAATTGGTAGCGGCTGGGATAATTGTCACTAATCTCAAAATAAAAGCTTTACACAACACCTTTATCATGCGATAATATACGTGTAAATTAAATATCAAGCTGAATGAAGGAGAGGGAAATGAGCAAATTTAAGATTGGAGATGAGATTGTCTGTATTAAACAATCGGAGACAAATTGGTATTCCATCGGAGACGTTCACGTTATCTCAAGTGGTCCAATCAGTGCGTGGGATGATGAGACTTGTGAAGATTACATTGGATATAATGTCTTAGCCCACACGGAAAAGGATATTTGGGTTGATTCACGAGATTTTGATTTGATCGTTGAAGAGCCCGTCCCAACGAACACTAAGCTTGACTATGCAGCAGCTTTCAATGCTTGGATGGACGATTACATGAACAACCCACAAGCTTATGAAGATTCTCATGATAGCGCTGTACGTCATTTGAAAGAAAAGCTGAATGGTGAAGAACCTAGCTACGGTGCTGTATGTGCTGAAGTGTTGGTAAAATACCTTAATAAACTGGAGAGTAAATAATATGCAAACTAAATATTGCTACACCGTTCAAGACACTCAACATCTGTTCGCAGATGACATTCCATCGCGATCTATTGCACGCGAGGAGCTGAAAGAAATCAAAGCATTGGGCTATAAAGATGCTAAGATTATTCGTCAAGAGTTCGTGCTGCTAGCTCAAAAGCAGGTTCGCTGAGTATGGGCACAATCCGCATAACTGAAACATCCCGAACAGGTGAAATATCCTCAACAGTTGAATATGAATTCAGTGACTTCCAAGATTATATCTCTTGGCGTAATCTGCAAAGTAAACAACTGAAAGATTCTCTGATGGATATCTTTGGCGGGATTGGAGAGCTTCCAGGGGAAGAACAGCAGGCAGAGATTGTAGATATGTCTGTTGGGAAGAAGAAAACTGAGCCAACTAGACATTAATTAAGGAGAATCACTTGAAAGCACTTTCTGTACTAGGACTAGTTATTGGCTGTATTGTAGGACTTGCACTGTTTTGCATCTATAATGCTTGGGTGTTGACAATTCTTTGGGGTTGGTTTATCGTACCTCTTGGTGTCAAGTCTCTGAGCATTGCTCATGCATATGGCTTTACACTTGTAACAGGTTTGATTCTAAGTAATCGTGGTGTCAAAGAGAATAAAGATAAAGAAGATTGGACAAGTAGTATTGTTGTCTGGCTTCTGCTTCCAGCTATAGCCCTGCTGTTTGGTTGGATTGCTGTAGGGTTTATGTAAAGAATTTGTCGAGAGACAGATACAACTCCTAGCGGAGTAGCCAATAATGGCAAGCGTTGTAAATTGAAAAATATCATTTAAAGAAGGTAATTAAAAATATGGCTACAATCTCCGGTGTACTGGCTTACGTTAAACTGCAACAACCAGACTTCAAATATGGCTCTTCTACAGAGAAAGAGTATTCTGTAAACTTGGTTGTCAGTAAAGCCGAAGCTAAGGCTTGGAACAAAGAGTTTCCAAAGCAGAAAGCAAAAGAAGTTGATCGTGCAGACTTTGAAAAGTCTTACAAGATTGCACCACCAACGGATGACGATGAGTTCTTTGTACTGACTATTCGCAAACCTGCACAGTATAAAGATGGTAATCCAATTCCTGATGCAATGCGTCCACGGGCTTTTATCAAAGGTGATAATGGTAAGCTTCAAGACATTACTAAAGATGTTCTGATTGCAAACGGTTCTGTTGGTACTCTGAGCTACGATGTTCGTGATAATGAGTTTGGTCACTTCTCAAGCTTAAAGGCTGTACGTGTGGACACTCTGGTTGAGTACAAGAAGAAGGGCGGTGCTTCAAATGACTTCTCTGAGCTTGGTGATGTAGAGAGCCTTGCAGATGACTTCTCGGATGTTCCTGAGCGTGTGCAGAGTGACGCACAGAAGGCTGTAAAGGCCAAAGCAGATCCAGAGCGTGATGAAGACTTAGACGAAAGTTTGCCGTTCTGATCTAAAACAAGGCACAGGGATTGTGCCACTTACTTAAGGAGAGATTTATGACAGTAGATATTCAAGCTGTACTGAATTGCCCACTAGAAGAGAACGATTCAGGTGCAGACACAGTTAAAGGATACCTTAAAGCACTTCTGTTCACACTGTGGGATGAAGATGAAGGTTTTAGTGGTAAACGTCCTTTTGGTAATTCTGGTTGGGAATGGGACCTTACTGATGCCTTGATTGACAACAAAATTGCACAAACAAACAGTGAAGCTAAGAAGCTAATTTTCAAAGCTATTCAAGCACTTTAAATTA